AAAGTTTTTCTTTCTTCTTACGCTCCTCAATTGAGAACCCAAATAACTGAGTCATAGTATAAAGTCTAATCTTTCTCTATTATTTATCAAACCCCAGTATCGAGGCTTGCCTTAGAGACTTCATAGTAGTTATACTGGAATTCTACAGTGAATTCTTCAATCTGATCATTCGACTCATAAGAGAGATCGATTGCAGATAGTGAAGAAGGCCACGCATCGTAGAATTTATATCCGCGAATAACTTCCATTCCATCACGACCCTGAGAAGTCATTGACTGAGGGGTCTTATTTGGTTTCTGTTGATCTCTACCTAGTTGGAAGACCTCAAGGTCAACACAATAGCCAGGATTATCATCACCGTAACCAAGTTGTGATACGTTTTCAGTTAGTGCATTGATACCTCTTGACCAGGTTTCAAATGCTTTACGGATACCGAATTGACCGTCATTTACAACGGTAACAGACCATGGTTCAAATGTTCTGTCTCCAGCAACCTTAAGCATTCTACCTCGGAAAGGAACATCGATTGTTCCGATCGTTGATGCAGGTAACTGAGCAGTCTTCACAAGGAATTCTGCTCTTTCAGTAATAACGTTTGATGAATCTACTGATTCAATATCAGCAATTGTATTGAGCGTTGTTGGGAAGTTTAGACGGACCAAGAACAGATTGGGTCTTGCACCGCCATTGATGAGTTTAGTCTTAAACTCCGAAATACCTCTTGCCATTTTTCTTTATCTCCTAGTGTAATTTAGCGAAAGAGAACGAATTAGTTTGTAAGTTCGTTGAACGAAACACCAGTTCTAGTGGCGACAAACGTGATAGTGATATAGTTAATTGTACGAGCTGGTTTGATGAAAATTTCAGCAACTAACTCATTTCTATCAATAACATCTGGAGAGTTGTTTGTGCTGTCACAAACAACTAGGAAATCATAGATACCTCTTCTACCTTGTACACCTCTTAGATAAGGTTCGATAGCAGATCTGAATCCAGATCTTGTGAGTTCGTCATTAATCTCAAACAGTTGATACTTAGAGAAGTTTGCAATATTCTTCTCAAGTTCAATGAAGAGACGACGAACGTTGATTCTATCGAATGCAGAAGGAGATGCAAGAGCGGTTTTGTCTCCAAACAATACAATACCTTGACCAGGGAATGCAACGACTGGGTTGATTCTATCAGTGTAAAGTCTGTCTCTTTCCGACTGTTTTGGACTGTATGCAAGTTTCGTTGCATTACGTACTTGTCCTCTGTTATAACCAGCAGGAGAGAACCAAGTTTCTGAGTTGTTAGTTGTAGAAACACAAAGACCAGCAACATCAGCAGCACATGGTACATAACGATAAACATCATTGTACTTATCGTAGATGTACTTATAACCAGAGTCAAATATCGCATAAGAAGAACTTGGTAGAGTTCTAAAGAATCCGATTATATTGTCGGTCTTAACTGCGGATGAACTAGAGTTAACAACATCAGATCTCTCCGGTGAAGCAACTACGACACAATCTCTTCTACCTTCAGCAATTGCAATTAGTCTTGCAATTATTGTTGTACTCATGTGACCAGGGACTAGGAAGTCAATGTCACCAAATAGTTCTGGATCTTCAACTAAGTCATAACCAGAAACTAGACCAGTCTTAACTGCTGCAGCACCACTACCTGTATAGGTGTAATCTGCACCAGATGCAAGATTTAAAGTACCAACAGAACTACCAGAGAATGAGAATAGTTTGAATGTACTTCCTTGTGCGGAACCAATATTAACATTAGTACCTGCAGCACCACCAGCAAGTGTTAACTGGTTAGCACCAGCATCACCGATTGGGTTTGTGTCTCCAGGATAGATATATTCTGATCCATCTGCAACTACTGTCCTGTAGTAAGTAGCGGATCCTTCTGCACTTTTAGCATCAGTTGCTTTAGAAGCAAAAGCGAGTGTTTCTAGAACAGTACCCGGAACTCCAGATACTGAACCGTTAACGTCTAGAACTACAATATGCATTTCATCAAACTTACCACCTACAGCAGCTGCTGAAGCAGAAGTTCCAGGTTGTGGTGCAATAGAAGACCACTTTCTGTTTGTAACAAACTCTAGTTCACCATAAACATCGTTACTTGCAATTGCGTTTACAGTCTTAATGGTTGCGTCACTTGCATCCTTAAGAACTTCGTTTCCAGTAAGTCTCTTAATGCTATTCCATAGAGTAATTTCTAGTTGATTAGTACCAACTACTTTAAAAACATTACCTTTTGCAACTTCACCATTACTATCAGTCCATTTTACGTATGTTCCAGCAACAGGAAGTGCGGAACCAACACCATTTGCAACTACTGTAATGTCGGTAGCACCAACGTAATTACCTGTTCTAGGTAGGGTTAACACATCGTCATCTGCATACCCAGAACCACCACTTGTTAGTGTGATTGTAGCAGCACCATTTGCAGCGATTACAACCGAGAATTTAGCACCAGTTCCACCACCACCAGTAGCGGTGATTGAATATGTACCAGCGGTTCTTCCTGCAGTTGCACCACCGTTTGTTGTGCCGTCAAAAGCAAGTACTTGTCCAGCACCTTCGCTTACTGTAACTCTTTGGTCTGCACCATGATCAACTACAACAACTGATACAGCGTTGTTAAATGATCCTGCAGTTCTTGATGCCCAAGTATAATCTTTCGTTACTGTTGACTCAAAGTCATCTTTGTTTTTGATTACGAGAGTTGTTGATGAAGTTGGGGATCCAGCTTGTTTGATGTTGGAATTTCTAAGACCAAGATCTGTAGCGCCAGTTGGTCTGATTACTGCAACGACAGCACCATATTGAATTAGGGTTGCAGCTGCAAACCATGATTCGTAGTTATTATTGTTGGGGTTACCAAATGTTTCTACGAGTTGTCTTTCACTTGAAACGTAAGTTACCTGATCGGTAGGACCACGTTCTGCGTCGATAGCAACAACACCAATGTTCTGATCAGCTACTTGAACGGTAGCTGTAAAATCCACTTCTTTAACAAGTACTCCAGGTGAAGCTAATGTCATTTCTATACCTCTATGAGATTTTTTTCTCAAAACTATTTATTTATATTGATTCTTTGGTGGGGAAACAATACATGAACTCATCACCAGTCTGGATAGTTCCAGTTTCCAATGTCCAATTTTCTATTTTTAATTATCCTTTTCTTTGTACACTCCTTACATTCATAAGAATACGATGATGGTATATCACCTCTATCTTTTCGTATAAGATAAAACCCATCCATAAGGTCTTTTACTTTACCACAAGTTCTACATCTTCTTTGTTGAAATAATAAATGTTCCAGAGAAATTTCTTCATCCAAATCCATTACTTATACTCCCACATATAAGACATGTCTCCATACTCACTTGTTCTATTCCAGGTGTCACCCTGATCATCTACAAAACTATCTTCATCACTACCATCTAAAATAAATCCAAATGGTGCCATATCTTCTTCTATTGATTCTCTTTGATCTTCAAAAATTCTTTTTCTTACATCGTCAGAAGTAAGTTCTCTAAAGTAGTCCTGTACAGACAACCATGCAAAAATAACTAAGCACATAGCAAGGTCATCATTACATCCTTCTTCTGCTTCAAATGATTGTTTCTTTTGAATGAATGTTGTCATTTCAGCAATAATATCATAATCATTAATCAATAATTTATCATCTTCAATTAATGCTTTGAGGTTTGAACATCCAGTCTTTTTGACAGTAGATGTCATCTTAATACCTAACTGTGATTTATGAGAGAATCCTTGACCAACAATCTGTCCAGCTCGTCCTCTCATAGCACACATAAGGAGGTTATCATACTCCAAATCAAACTGCATAATATCTGCAACTTGTCCACCAATATCATTTACTTCACACAAAACAAATGCATGGTTATAACTCATCGCCACTGGATGTATAATATTAGGAAATAATAGTGGTTTTATATTATTGTTTTTATATTTTGCAACTACCTTATATGGAATAGTTGTAATATCTACTACAACAAATGCTGAGTAATCATTACTGACACCTCTAGACACGTCTACTGTCATTACATATTCATGTTCTGGAATAGGTAACTCATATACATCTAAACCATTCTTTCTTTCTACTGGATCTTCATAAACCATCATCCTTAATTTAGATGCGGCAATTAATGTATCGACAGATCCTAAGAACTCACATTCAAATTCTTGCGTGAACTGACGTTGTGATGTGTTAGCAATCGTCTGTTCCTTCCAGGCAGCGTCTCTACCGGGTACTTGAGACCAATGTACTTCTGTAGTCGTATATTCGTTCTTACCCCTCTCAGCGTCATGCCAGAGTTTGTAGAACATGTTCATCCCATTAGGGGTAGAAATAATAATAACTTTAGTGGACTTACCAGAAGAGATAGTAGGATATACAGAACTAAAAAATTGTTCTGCAATATGAGTTGGAACGAACGCAAATTCGTCCAAGAAAATAATATTAAATGACATACCTCGAACAGCAGAACTA